CAAGTTTCAGTAGCTACTTAATAAAAAGCTACATCGTTGAATAAATTCAATTCACATTACAGGCTCTCTTGCACTCTACTAAAATGTAGTGTATAGTTTCACCACTATACAATTAATTAGAACGTAGACGAGTATAGTCGACGGCCTAGAGACTACGTTCGGAAAACTAGGAGGATAATACTATGGCAAAAACATTGTTTAGAGGACCAGTTCTGCAAGGTAAGTTTAACGAGTCAGGCGTTACTGGATTCAATCTAGAAAACAAATCAGCTAACTACACAGTGCAGAATGCAGATTCTGGTAAAACTTTTACATCATCAACTGATGGTGTGGTATTTACTTTACCTGCAATTTCTATTGGAAGAATATTTACATTTGTAAATACAGCTCCAGATGGAACTAACGCATTAACAATTAGCCCAAATGCTAATGATGGTATTTTGTATGCAGGATCTTTGACAGATGACAAAGATATTATTAATACAAAAGGTACATCAAAAGTTGGTGACTTTGTAGTATGTGCATCTTTAAACTCAACAACTCATTGGACGATTGTTGACGTGCAAGGTGTATTTGCTAAAGAAGCGTAATAATTAATTTATTGTGGGGCTTCGGCCCCACTTAAATTTTAAGGAGAACTAATGTCAGATCAAAGATTTACAAGAGTAACAGGTACAGGTCAGGTGAAAACTATTGCTGGTGGTGCAACTAATATTGGACCATGTAGAATAACTTACATTCAAGCTAAAGGTCACGCTAGTGGTCAACTTGAATTAAGAAATAGTGCAGACAATTCTGGTGATTTACTTTTTATTTCACATTTTGGAACAGAAGGTTTAGATATATTTGTTCCTGGTGAAGGAATAAGATTCGAAACTACAGTACATGCTACAATATCAGGAACAGGATCAGTCACTTTAGGTTATACTGGCTAGGAGGTTAAATGGCTAACACTACCTCGGGTACAACTACATTTGATAAAACTTTTTCTATTGATGAAATAATAGAAGAAGCATTCGAACGTCTTGGTATGCAAGATGTTTCAGGTTATCAATTAAAAACTTCAAGACGATCATTAAATATAATGCTTCAGGAATGGGGCAATAGAGGTATTCACTATTGGGAAATAGGAGAACTCAATCTTGATTTGGTAGAAGGACAAGCTGAATATAAATTTTTTAGATCAGCCGGTGATGGTACAAACGCTGTTTCAACTCCTGCTAATGTTCATGGAATTTCCGATGTTCTTGAAGCACAGTTAAGATCAAATAGAACTCAGACAGATCAATCAGATAGTCCAATGACAAAAGTTGATAGATCTACTTATGCAGGTTTTTCAAATAAACTTGCTAAAGGTACACCTAATCAATATTGGGTACAAAGATTTGTAGATCATGTAAGTATCAGTGTTTATCCAACACCAGATTCAACTAATGCATCTAAAGATATGCATTTCTATTATATAAAAAGAATTCAAGATGTAGGTGCATATACTAATGCAACTGATTTACCATTTAGATTTGTACCATGTATGGTTTCTGGTTTAGCTTATTATTTATCAATGAAGTATGCTCCACAACTTACACAACAAATGAAATTATTATATGAAGATGAATTTCAAAGAGCGTTGCAAGAGGATGGTTCAGCTTCTAGTACATATATTACACCGAAAGCTTATTACCCAGGAGCCTAATGTCTAAATACGCAACAGGTAAATTCGCAAAAGCAATATCTGATAGATCAGGTATGGAATTTCCATACAAAGAAATGGTTAGAGAATGGAATGGTGCGTTTGTACATGTTTCAGAATACGAACCAAAGCAACCACAATTAGAACCAAAACCAAATGGTGCAGATGCTATTGCTTTGTTAAATGTAAGATCAGATAGATCTGAGCCCAGCACTTTATTTTCATTACCTGAAGATCCTTTTGAAACTATGGAAGCAGGGTCTGGTAAGATAAATGTTTTTGCACCTGGTCATGGTTTGACTACAGGACAAACAGTTGTGTTTAGAGGAGCACCAACTATATCACCAGGAACAGGAACTCCATACAATCCAGTTACAGGAGTAAATGGAACTTCTGTTTTTGCTTTTGCAGATATAAAAGATTTTGATGGTATACAAGGATCAAATATTCAAAGAGCTGCAGGATATACAATTACTCTTGGAAAAATAACACCTGGTCCGTTGGTTTTAGAAACAAGTTATACTCTATCAAACTTTTTTCATTTTACTGTAGCAACAAATACTGCTACAACAGGACTTAAACAAGGAGGAGGCATTGGTCTATCAGGAGGACCGGTCACAATACAGCCATGATTAAAAAAATTTGGAATTGGATAAAAAATATATTTGTACCTAGATCTCAAGATGAACATCTTGAAATGTATGAAGTAAGATCCGACAAAGCAGAAAAGATAAATAGAAAACATCAAGGAGATCAGGAGTAATGGCTTATACTTTAGCTAATCTACAAGATGATATCCGAGATTATACAGAAGTAGACAGCGCTGTATTATCTAATTCAGTTCTTAACACAATGATTAAGAATGCTGAAAACAAAATATACAGAGAAGCAGATTCTGATGACAACCGATTTTATGCAACATCAAACCTACAAGCTGGTAACAGATATGTTACTATTCCGTCTGATTTAAGATTTATTAGATATGTTCAATTAAAAGATTCTAACAATAAACAAGTATATTTACAAAAGAAAGAAACTAGTTACATGGCAGAATATTATGACACTCCAAGCACACAATCTGGCTTTCCAAAGTATTATGGAAACTGGGATGCTAATTTTTGGGTGGTTGCACCAACACCAGACAGCACGTATGAAATAACTTTAGCATATGTAAAACAACCAGACACCCTAACATCTGGAGCAGCGAGCACTTCTGGAACCTATATATCTAATAAATATCAGGATTTACTTTTGTATGCTTGTCTGGTAGAAGCATATGGATACTTGAAAGGACCTGCAGATATGTTACAATACTACATGCAGGCTTATCAAAAAGCTTTACAATCGTACGCGATCGAACAACAAGGTCGTAGACGCCGGGACGAATACCAAGATGGTGTTATTCGTACTCCTTTAAAATCACCATCACCATAATAAGGAGATATATAAATGGCAAATATAGTACCTAATTCTTTCAAATCAGGTTTATTAAAAGGAACATTTAATTTTGATACATCTGGTAATGGAGGTAATGCTTTTAAGTGTGCTTTATATACTAGTATCAGTTCTTATAGTACGGCCTCTACGGTCTACTTAGCAGGAACAGGAAACGGCGAAGTTAGTTCATCAGGAACATCTTACACAGCTGGTGGTAATGCGTTAACTAATAATGGAATTGCGGGAACAACAACTGCGTTTGTTGATTTTGCTGATTTAACTTTTCCATCAGTAACGCTAACTGCTGCAGGAGCCGCTATATATAAATCAACTGGAGGCGGAAACGAGCTTGTACTAGTTTTAGATTTTGGTGGCAATAAAACAGCAACGAACGGAGACTTTGTTATTCAGTTTCCTACTGCTGATGCTTCAAACGCTATTATTAGATTAGGCGACGCGTAATAGAGGATTAATTAAATGGCTTTTGTACTTAACGACAGAGTTAAACAGACGAGTACGTCTACTGGCACAGGAACTATAAACCTATCAGCTACAGCTGAAACAGGTTTTGAAACTTTTGTTGCTGGTATTGGTGATACAAATAATACATTCTATTGTATTTCACATGATGGAACTTCTGAATTTGAAGTTGGTATCGGAACAGTAACTGATGCAGCTACTGATACACTTTCTAGAGATACCATTATCTCCTCTTCAAACTCAGACAACGCAGTGAATTTTACAGCTGGAACTAAAACTGTTTTTTGTACTTATCCTGCAAAACGTGCACCGTCTGCAAGTATGACAGCTACAACTTATGTTACAACACACTCTTCTACAATTTCTGATGTTCAAACAATGGACTCAGGAGTTTTAGCAGGACCAGTAACAGTTTCAGGAACTGTAACAGTAACAGGTAATTTGGTAATTATATAATGAGTAAAATAGAAGTAGATACTATTGCACCGCAATCAGGAACTAATTTAGCTATTGGTGAAGCTGGTGATAGTTTAACATTCCAAAATAGTGTTATTCCAAATTCTGCTTTAGCAAATGGTCAAATTACAATTAATGGTGTATCTGTTTCGTTAGGGGGATCAGCTACAATACCAACTGAAACACAACCAACTATTTCAAATTTTTCACCTACTGTTATTGATGCAGATGTTGGTGGAACAATAACAGTTACAGGAACTAATTTTGCATCTATTCCAAAAGTAGAATTACAAAGATCAAATGGTCTTGTTCAATCTGCAACATCAGTTACATTTTCTAGTGCAACATCTATTTCATTTACAACAGGTACAACAGGTTTAACAAACGGACAAAACGTAAATATTTTAATTACAAATCCAGATGGTAATGCTGTTAGAAGTTCAACTCAATTAACAGTATCAGATGGTCCAGTGTGGACTACAACAAGTTTATCAAATGGAGAATCTGGTCAATCTTATTCAGCAAACTTAGATATAACAGCAGATAGTGCTTCTACAATATCTACATCTCCTGTTTCCGGAGCCCTGCCTTCTGGTGTAACAATCGGATCTACATC